AGTTTTAATCCTTCAGTATCGCTTCGTGCTGATTCTCTACATTCTCGCTTCCGTATTTGTAGTGGCCTCTGTAGGTTTCTTCGTTCGCCAGGATCGTCTGTATCGATGAGTGCTTGAACTCCTTCCCCGACTTGGACCGGTATCCTTCCTCGTTCAGCTTCGCCGTAATCCCCATCAGCGTCATCCCTGACTTCCTCATCGCAAAGACCTTCCGCACCATCTCCGCTTCTTCCGGCACTACCTCTAACTCCCCGTTCACTACCCGGTATCCTATCGGCGGCTTCCCGCCCGCATATCCACCTTTCGCTACCTTCGCCTCTCGCCCCATCTTCGTCCTCTCCTGGATGTTCTCACTCTCCATTTGGTTGAACGAGGATAAGATCCCTATCATCGCCCGCCCCCACGGAGTCGATGTGTCAAGCGTTTCGTTTAAGCTCATCAGGTATACATTCCGCTTTATAAAGATGTCCTCGATGATTGCCATCGTGTCCAGCTGCTTCCTCGACAGCCTGTCTAACTTATAGATCACTACCGCCTCTATCTCACCTCGCTCTATCGCACTAAACATCTCCTTAAGCCCAGGCCTCTCCATCGTTCTCCCACTTACTCCGGGATCACTGAATGTGCCGACCCACGCCCATCCTTTCGACTCTATTGCTGCCTTGCACAGCCTCTCTTGCTCCTCTATCGAGTATCCCTCTGCAGCTTGCTCTTGCGTTGATACCCTCGTGTATATACACGCTTTCTTCATCTCAAACATCGTTCTCTCCTTTCATTTACATTTACGATTATATGGGATGGGGAAATGGTTGTCAATGGGGTTACGGAAATTATTTTCGTAAATTGGCTTTTTATTTTTTCGATGTGGTTTTGGGACTAACCCCGCCCTGGACCGCTTCGCCTGGATTCCCCCCGCCCGTCACGGGCGCGGCGGGGTGCGCGGGGTGGGGTTCCGGCGATTGCGGCGGGGCAAATCCGCGAACAAAATAAGAACAAATTCTTAAGATTTACGGAAAAGCAAGAAAAACTGTAAAAAAGGGGTGTACATTTACGGATTAGCGCGTATAATCGTAACTGTAAACGATATTTTGAACCGCCCGAAATGGGCAAAGGGGGAACACATGAACACATTCAAAGTTAATTTCAAGAGTGGCGCGGTGTATTGCGCGAATCTCGCCAAAGCCGAAACCGCCGAGGCTGTCGCCCGTCATTACTCTAAATATGAGTGGTTTGCGGTAAAGCCCGCCACCGCGGGAGATATCCGCGAGGCCGAGGCAAAGGGAATGCCCGTTTGCATCATTGCCGAGGAACCCGCGCCCGCCGAGGAACCCGCCACAAGCCCCAAAACGGGCGAAATAACCGACAAAGTGCGCCGCCGCGAGGCAAGATACACCGCCGCGGTTCGCGCCGCTAAAAACGCCATTTTGGGCGGTGAGGACACCGCCGCCGAGCGCGTCACCATTTCCCGCGGTAATGACAAAATGGGGGCTATTCCCTCAGTTTCGTTAATGCCCCTCACCACATGCCCCGAATGCGCCCGCGCGACATGCGGCAACTACTGTTATGCGGCAGCCATGGCCGACAATGGCGCGCGTAAAAACATCGCGGCGAGTTATGCCCGCAATACCGCGATCGCACTCACGAACCCCGCGGGATACTGGGCAGCGGTGCGCGGAGCGATTGCCGCGGCGCGGTTTTTTCGTTTCCATGTTTCGGGCGATGCGATTTCTCGCGAGTACGTCGCCGAGATATTCCGCGCCGCCGAGGATTTCCCGCGGTGTGACATTCTCATATTCACCAAGCGATTCGCATGGTTCAACGTCGAGATTTCGGCGCGCGGCGGCGTGATTCCTGGAAATCTACATGTCATGTTTTCGGGCGGGGCGGGTATCGAAATCCCGAACCCGTACCGCATCCCGGTGGCGTTGTTTGTGCCGCATGGCGAGGAAATCCCCGCCGAGGCGAAAATATGCGGCGGCAATTGCCTTGAGTGCGGATGTCGCGGGGTGGGATGTTGGCAGCTCGCCGCGGGGGATGTCCTCGCACTCAAAGAACACGGGAACGGACACAAGCGCGAACGCGGCGAGGGGGTGAGAAAATGACATTGCGCGACATGCTGCCCGCCATTGATACGGGTTTGCCCGTGTGGGTTCACTCGCGGATAGAACACGAGGAACCCGCGCCGTTCGAATCATATGATTATACGGCGAATCGTTACGAATGCGCGGGGGATATCCCCGCCGAGCTCCACCCCGCCGAGGTCGATTACATCACCATTGACGGCGAGGGGGAAATGACAGTTGAAATCACTTTGTTTTGCAATAGTGCGCACCAGTAAAGGGGGTGTTATAATGGCATACACATTAAAACAAAAGCGCGCCATGTGGTATCATGAAAAGGCGCACCGCATCGAAATTCTCAAAGCTCGCGGCCTTTGGGATGCATACCGCGAATACCGCGCGGGCAAACAATATGATTGCATCACCGGGTTCTATAACCATATCAAAATTGACGAGCGCACCGGGGAACCATACACAATCATTTACAAAGCACTCATTTATTACGGCGGCGACCACCCAACGGCAATATTTTTCAGAACCCGCCGAGCCGCCCGAGAACTCGTTTCGGCAATGGGAAACGGCAATATATACGCGATGCGAGCTAATGCCGAGCGCGTCAAATATCTTGACGACAGCGGCGCGAGTTGGGCATATATTCAATACTGGCGGATCCCGCTCGGTTCGGGGGTGACAGAATGACTATCAATTATCCCGCATTTTATGCGGACATGATACGCGCCCCGCATGTACTCATAGCGGGGACAACGGGCAGCGGCAAAACCGAGGCATTAAAGGGGCTGTTATACGCGCTCGCCGCCCGGGATCCCGCCCGCGTTTCGTGGGTGCTAATCGACCCAAAGCGCGTGGAGCTCGCCGCGTTCCGTGATTTCCCGCATACCGCCGCATATGCGGCGAATTATGCGGATATTGCCCGCACCATTGCCGCGGCGCATGCCGAAATGATGCGCCGATATGATGAAATGGCGCGGGCGGGTGCCACCCGGTGGGCGGGTTCCGAAATGTTTGTGATTATTGATGAATGGGTGGATATAAAGCAATACTGCCCGCGCGAAACTGTCGCCCATATAAACCACATCGCGAGCCTCGCGCGCTCGGCGGGGGTTCATTTGGTAATATGCACCCAAAGGCCGACAAAAGATTGTCTATCCCCATTACTCAAGGACAATTTGCCGTGTAAACTCGCACTTGCGACCGAGTCACCGCAACAAAGTAAGTACCTTGTAAACAGCCCCGCCGCGTATGGGTTACCGATTGGAACCGGGTTATTTTACACCCCCGCCCGCCCGGGGGAATGGCAGCGGGTGAAAATCGACATGATAAGCCCGGAAAAGTGGCAAGCGATACGGGATATCAGGACCCCGCCAAAACCCCGCCACAACTCAATTTTAAGCCGCATTTCCGCATTGTGGCAATGAATAAGCCCCCGCGCCCGCGGGGGTTTTGTTTTGCGTTTCGCTTGCAAGGCTCAAATCCCCGTTTTAACGGGGTTTTGTTTGCGGTGGTATATGATATCAATATAGCAATAAAACCCGCTTAAAATGTCATTTTGGGGCTTGTAATGGCATTGCAGCGGGGCGGGGTATTAAACCCGGAACCCCCGCGGGGCGGCATGACGGCAGCGAACCGAGCCGAACCCCGCCGCCGCGCTCATTCCCAGTTTTTCCCAACTGGCGGCGATTCCAGGAACCCGGGCGGGGTGGCTCCGGCGGGCGGGTGCGGGAGCTGCCGGAACCCCTATCTGAAGGCCTCTATGCGATTTTTGACGGCCTATCTGAAGAGGCTCCCGCCGCACCGGTCCCTATCTGAAGCCCCGGATCACTCGCCAGGATCCACAGCAACGGAATCCAGGTATTTCTTCTCTATGTCTTCCGAAGCCACATCTGAACCCAGGGGGCTGTTGGGAGTCAGCACCACCTCTTGCTGATCTCGGTATCCGTAATTGTTCTTACCCAGGAAGATCCCGGACACGGGGTTAATCTTGCCATTTTGCATATAATCCTCCCACTGAACCTCCATTAAATTGTACGCTTTTTTGATCCAGTCCGATGAGTCCGGGTTTAACTTAATCATAATACCCTGACCATTTCTCGGCTGATTATTCACGATACACCACAAAGTTCTTCTGTCAATGCCAAGGGACATAGCGAGTCCGGCAACAGTAGGTTTCATATCCTGACGAAATCTGATCTGAAAATATTCATTGCAGCGATCAGCGACTTGGACAGGGTCATTGATATCGATTTTAGGAAGGTTCATGATCTCAAGGTTATTCTGAATATACCTGGCGTTATCGCCGGGGTTAACGATGAGAGCCTTATCTGAAGAGGGAGTGTAACCGCCGTGGTTACCGCCGGAGCCTTTACCGCCCATGATTAAATACCTCGCTTTCTGAGAAAAAGGTTAAAAGTGCAAGTGGGACAGACTGGGACAGACTGGGACAGATACATTTTTTTATCTGCCCAATTGAAATTTCAACGATTGCGACCCGTGAGGGACAGGTGGGACAGATGTTTCGTACCCTTTATACATACCCAGCTTCCAATTTTTAACATTTTTTATCTTTTTATTATCTATGTATGTATAAAGGTTATAAAAGAGATGTCCCATCTGTCCCACCGAAACCGAAACTCATTGAATTTACTGGGG